GGGAATTGTAGTTTCTTCATTTGTAGTTTCATTTCTTAATACAATAGTTGTAGCACTCATAACTCTTGGTATAAATGTTAATGTTTGTGCTGTAGCTTGTTCTCTTAAAATTATCATAAACTATTTTTATATATTAATAATTTAAATTCAAAATTGTTTTAAAACAAAAAAGGATGCTAAATAAATAGCACCCCTTTTAAAAAAAACAAATAATAATATTATGCTACAGTACCTTCAATAATAGAAGCTAAAATACTTGTAGTTAATGGACCTGTTACAAAGTTTGCAGGTACAGGTTCCATTCCTTGAAATTCCATAGAATAACCTGATTTATCAGCCATAGCTGCACCACTTGAAATAGTTGCAGTAACTAAATCCATTCCTTTTGTTAAACCTGCCATAAAGAAGTTTCCGTTGTTATCTTCTATAATAATTTGAGGTCTACCGTAAGCTAATAATTTCAATTGCTTGTGGTCTGCAATAGTTAATTTATTAATGCTTAAAGTTAATTTTTGGTCTACAAATGTAGTACCATTTTCTCTTGATGAAGTTACAGTTTGTTCAAATGTTGAAGTTCCCTTCAATTCATATTTGTACCCAACAGGCGTTCCACCTAAAGCTGTAATTACATCTTCTTGTCCTGCAGTTGCAGAATAAGTTACCGTTGTAGCATCACCCCAATTAATGAAGTATGCTGCTCTCAATCCACCGATGCTATTTTTGCATTGTTCGGCTCTTCCTAATGATATATCGCAAGGCATAGTTTTATATTTTAAAAGTTAAAAAAAAGGGAAGGCATTTTACCTCCCCTTATTTAAGTAAACTAAATTAGTATTAGTTAGCAGCGTTTGTAATTCCGTATGTTACAATATCTTCTACAGCAGAATATTGAACACCTGCAGTAAAACGCATAACAACTCTTACATTTTCAGAACCATCAATATCAGCCATATCAATAACTTTTACTTCATTGTAATCAGATAATAAACCTGTACCAAAGTATAAGTTAGATTTTTGTGCTGCAATAGCAACGTTAGAAGCTAAACCATTTGCAACAAAGATTTTAACACCATCAAAAGATAAACTTCCGTTGTTAAACCATTGAGTACCCATAGCATTAGAACCATTAGCACCTAAACCTGATGCACCAAATCCACCTAAAGCACGTACATATGCTCTTGCGATGTTTTGTGATACATAGATATATAAATCTTCTTTTCCGTAAAGTGAAGCAGGAATAGCATCAACGATTTTTCCTAATTCAGTAATTACGTTTGCAGCAGTTACAGTAGTTCCTGCAACTTCATTAGCAGTAGGTAAAGCAGCATCTAAAGTTAACAATCTTGTAAATCCGTTAAACTCACCTGCATTAGCAGTTACACCTCTCCAAATGTTTTGTTCTGTTTTTTCAGCAACTTTAGAAGCAACGTGTGCTAATAAGAAATCTGCAAAAGCAGGAGGCAAAGAATCAAATGCAGAATAACCCATTTGTACAGCTTCCCAATCAGATTTAAAATCTTTTTTACAAAGTTGTAAATTTACTTGGAATTCTTCAGGTTGAAGGATTTTTTCAGTTAAAGTTAAAGTAGAAGTAGCATCGAAATCACAAGTAGCATCTTTAACGATTGCATCTGTAGAAACTTTTTTAAGTACTTCTTTGAATTTTACGTTTGGTTTAACTTCGATTCCACCATTTGCAATAGTAGAACCTGATAATAATGCAGCAGAAACATATTTCCCTGCGAACTCACCTGCATAGGTAGTAGTGATACTTGTTGTAGTAGCCATAATTTATTAATTAAAAAGTTTTGACATAACTATATCTTGTGTAGTTAATTGTCGATTAGATGAAAATTTATTTAGTTTTACTTCGTTTTTAACTTCAGGTGAGTGTGTTAATGGTTCAACAACTACATCTGAACTTAATTCTTCTTTAACAACTTCTTTTACTGATTTTAATTCAGCAATTTCTGTTCTTAATTTTTCAATTTCTGCAAAAAACATTTCTTTAGAAACTGATTCTACAATTCTTTTTGGAGTAGCTACTGTTTCAGCTTGTGCTTCAACTTCAACTTCTACTTCAGCTTCAGGTGCTTCTTCTACTTCTACAGCAGGTTCTTTAATTTCAGCAATAATACCTTCAACGGATACTACTAAAATCATACCATCTTCTAATTCGTATTCTCCAACAGGCATAGGAATTCTTTCCTCGCCATTAACAATAAAAACAGCATTATCCATTTCAAAAGCATCTGCCTCTAAAACAGTAACGCCATCCATTAGTTTCATTTGAGCAAGATTTACATCCATACCCAAAAGAGTTTTAATTTCATTGATTACATTCATATTAATAAGTATTTATAGTTTAAATTATTATTATTTATTTTTGTTATAAATTAGCCATTAGAACGCACCATAGTTCTTTCAGTATTTACATTTGTAACTGAACTTGATTGTTGTGATACAGTTGAACCAATACCTTGTTCTTGTAATTCACCTTGGCAACATTCAGAACTATATTTTCCATCTTTACAAAGGCATCCACGTTTTCCACCTTTTGGCGAACTTGTTTTATTTCCCATAATTTTATTTATTAATTTCAGCATTACTTATTATTGATTTAATTTTTTCAATTAATTCTAATTCTTTTTCTTGTTGTAAAGACATTTCTAATTTATCAGCAAAGTAACCTTCGATTGAAAAACCTTTTACTTTACCTGTTTTAACAAAGTCATTCCAAATAGTATCGTTATTAACTTTCATTGAAACTACCCAAGAGCCTACTGGTGCATCTAAACCATATTTTTTAGATTTATCCATTTCTGCATCTTCAACAATCCAAGATTCTACAATACTTAAATCTTTTAATTCTTTTTGATGTTCTAATGTAGCGTTGTTTTGATTTGAGTTCATTAAAAACAATTCACTTGCTTTGCGTACTGTTTCATCTGAAAAGAAAATGTAATATTCATCGTTACCATTTCTTCTATAAATGTGCTTGTTAGGAATTAAAGCGGCACCCATTAAAATACGTTTTTCATCATCAACTTTTGCTAAAGCTAATTGTTGATTTAATGAAACAAAGTTAGATTCTATTGCAGGAAATTCTACTATTGAAACAGCATCTACCCCTGAAAGTTCTTCGTTTTCGTCTATTATTAGTTCTATTATCTTCATATTATTAAAATAAATTAAGTTTTGTTTTGTTTTTTTAACTTTTAATTTAAAGCTATTTTTATTGCATTTAAGCTATTATAATTGTTTTTAATATACTATATTGTTTTTTTAAAGTTTTTTAATTTAACGTAAAACCCTAATAAAATCAATACTTTACAACGCAAGTTTTTATTTATAGTATATTATTGTTTTAATAGTTTTTATTTATAGTTATATTAACCCATTGAAGCGTTGTTAATGATATTTCTGTTCAATGCTTGCCCTGTTGTAACCGCACCTGCCACTACATATGCTTGAACTGGTTGCATATTTTGTTCTGCCATACCTTGTGCTATTTGATTTGCACCACCTTGACCTATTACATTAAAAGAAGGGGCTGAACCTGCACCTGCACCACCACCCGTTCCTGCACCTGCACCACTCGGAGCACCACCACCACCTAAAGCAGAAAGTGCTTTTGATGTAGCTGCTATATTCGCTGCAATACCAATACCTGCAGAAATTTGATTCATTACTTTTTTAGTAGCTAAATAAGGTACACCTGCAGGACCCATTAAAGCTGCTGCTGCTGTATCGGCTGCATTGGCTGCTTGTGTACCAATTATAATTCTTGCAATACCCATAGCACTTTCAGCAATAATTAAACCTTTTTGTATATCTTCATTTCCTTCAAATAAACCTTTTAATAAACTTAAACCACCTTCTATATTTGATAATGTGGCTTCCTGTATTGCTTTTTTACCTTCTAAAGTTGCTTTTTCTTGTTCTAATATTTTTTCTTTAGTTTGTGTTGCATTAAGAATTAAAGCATTGTCAATTTCTTGTTTTTTAGTTTTATATTCTAATTCAGCATCTACCCTTGCTTGTGTTCCTAAAGCTGCAATATTTATATTATTTTGTAACCTTGTTAGTTCAATGTTTTTTTCTTCTTCTAAATTTGCTCTTTGCTGTTGTAATTTTTTAACCTCATCTTTTTCTAATTCTTCATTAAATTTCTTTTGTTCAATAGCTAAAGCATTTATACCTTCTATTTCGGTTTTATTTAAATCAACCTTTTCTTTTTGTAATGAAATACTATTTGCAATTTGCTCACTTCGTAAACCTTCAACTTGTGCTAATACTCCTTGTTTATTACCTAAAGCATTTGTTAATTCTACTTGGCTTTCAATAGTTTTATTTGCAGCATTAGTAGCAGCAGCCGCTTGAACTTGTAAATCAGCTTGCCTAATCATAGCTTGCTGTTGTTTTTCTAAAACACTTTTTAATTCATCATTTGCTTTAACTCTATCATCAATGCTTAATAAATCATTATCCCTAATTTGTCTTAATTTTTCAGCTTGCCTATCATATTGTTCAACTAAACGTGCTTGTTCTGCAGCAGCTAATTTCGCATTGTTTTGTAGTGCTACATTTGCTTTTGCTTGTTCATAAGCAGCTTTAACAGATATTTTAGAAACTCCATCAATAGTTCCTTCTACTACAGCACCTACCTCTTTTACAGCACCAACAAAATTTGTAACTACTTTTTTTCCTGCATCTAAAGCATCTTTACCAACTTGAACAATACTCTCCTTAGTTCCTGAAATTCTTTTATTTAATTCTGCAATTACTTTAGGGTCGCCATCACCAAAGAAACTTTGTTCCCAAGCAAGTTTTGCTTCATCAATAGCTAATGAAATACCATAAAAAGCTAATTTTAAAGGAGTTAAACCTAAAGTTAATAAACCACTTATTACTTTACCTAAAGAAGAAAAACCATTAGAAGATTTACCAACTTTTTCAATTACTGAAACTAATACATTTACTACTTGTGTAAATACATTTGTGATAGTTCCCATTACAGCACCAAAAGTATCAGCTACTTTTTGGTTACTCATAAATATTTCTTTTAATGTAGAAAAAGCAGAAATTAATAAACCAATTCCCATAGCTTTAATAGCCACACCTGTAGCTTTAAAACCATCCGCTAAAGATTTAGTAGCATCTTGTGTTTTTTCAACATTTTTTTCTACTTTTTTAATTTCTTTAGTAGATTCTTCTAAACCTGTATTTAGTTTTTTTACATCTTTAACTAATTCATCAAAATTATTTTTAACTTCTAAATTTACTATTTTATTTTCCATTGTCTTTTTACTTGTTCAAAGCCTTGTTTCCAAGAAGTTACTAATTTATATTTTCCTTTTGCTATTTCTATTACTTCACTTTGTCCGTAATGTTCGTGTAGTGATAATAATTCTAAAATGTTTTTTATCATATTGCAGTTTGTAAAAAATTAATGTATTCTGTTTTTTGTAATACACCATCAATGTAATATTCAATTCCTATTCTATCAGTTCTATCTGCACCTGAATTAGCAGGTATAGTAACTGTTAGTGTTATATCGTTTACATTATCTAATGTTGGCGTATAAACTAAAAAGTTTTCTGCACCTTTTAATGAAAAACTATCATAGTCATTCAAATAAATAACTTCATCTACTACTTGTGCTGTTTTATCTACTTGTACTGTATCATAACTTGCGTATCTATAACCTACAGAACTTGCAGCGTTTACACCCCTATAATCTGTAATTAATTCTAAATTAGCTTCGCCTGTAGTTAAATCAATAGTCATATTATTAATAATATACCTTTTGTTTCTAATTACTAATCTATCATTTAAAGCAATACCTAATGACCTACCTGAACCATTTGTAACAGATGAATTCAATAAACTTGTAGGAAACAACGCTTTACATTTAATAACTCTTGTTTTAATATTGTATAAATTATCAATATAGTTTTTATAGTGTCTAAAATACAATCCTTTTGGTGCTAAAACATTATACCAAGGCGATTGTTCATCACCAAAATTCATAGTCATTAAATGTGAAAATGTTGCATCTGTTGGCAAACTATTATATTCATTTGAAAATCTAATGTAATTATTTTGATGCGAGTGTCCCGATTCTGTTGTAATATATATTCTATTTGAACCTGTTAAATCAGTAGGCAATTCACCATTGTTATAAATCAACATTGGTTTAGGCGTATATGGTTTTAAATCTTTATCTATAATAGTTGCAGTTTCAAAATTATAACCTACAGCACGTTCAAATAAAACATTTTCAAATGGTAGTTTAATTTCATAATTTGAACTTTCACTAGAATTAGTATTTGTATAAATTAAATCACCATATTCAGTATTATATAAACCTCTATAAGCGTTGTTTAAAATGTTATTGCTTTTTTCATATTGAAAATTTATCGCCTTAAATAATTTAGGGCGTTCTATTTCCATTTCATCTGCATAAGTGTATTTTGTTATATCTAATATTTTACCTGCATTGTAATACATTTCTAAAGGTAGAAATTCAAATGTATTTATATCTTTAGGAATAATCTCT